GGCGGCGGACCGCCTGCGTCACGGATAGGAGGCACGCCAGCGTCGACGACAGGCGGCACGCCGCTGTCCACGACGGGCGGCACGCCTGCGTCTGTCGGCGGCAGCGCGCCGCCGTCGACGACGACGACGGGCGGACCGGCAGGGCAGGTGAGGGTGACGGTCGCCGTCTGCGCGCGCGCGACGGTCACGAGACTCAGCAGCAGGAACAACCAGAGCGTGAGCTTCACTTGTGACCTCCGTGGTGCGGGTGCCTGCGCGTCTTGGGCTTCTGACAGTCCAGCACTCCGAGGCGCTCGAGCGTGACGAGCGCGCGAAACTCGCGCAGCGGCGACAGCCGTCGCAGTGCGTCGCGCAGAACCTCTGCGAAGGGGCGGCGTGGTTTCATCTGAGCCATCGCTGCCGCCACCGATGGCCCGCACTGGGGGTTGATCTCAGGAGGCGGATCGAGGATGGGCATCGTCTCGCCGTTGGGCCCGATGCGGTCGCTCACGTAGGCGACCAGGTCGATCGGGAAGATGGGCGCGCCCCAGGCCGGGATGATGAACCATACGAGGCCGCCCTCGCCGCCGAGCACCTCGCCGCGCCAGGCGTGGTCGACCTCGAGCTGGTCGCCGACGACGAGGTTACTGCCCTCGTACACGCTGCCGTCCGCGTTGAAGTATTCGTAGGTGGCGATGAACTCGTCAGCCGCGGCGCGGTGTTCTGGCGTGAGCTCTTCTCGTTCCATGGGGGCGCGGTCCTTTCCGTTTACCAGCCAGCGGCGCGTGCGTAGATCGGCGCGAGCAGAGGGGCGCCAGCCTTGGTCAGGCTGCCGGCACCCTTGCGGTTGATCAGCGTGGCGGGCAGCGCGCCGCCGTTGGCGAGCACGTCCTGCTTGAGCGAGACGAGGTAGTCGGTCTTTCCCGGTATCTCGACGATGTCGTCTGCTGCGAGGAACGCATCGTGCGCGGCCTGCACTTCAGCCAAGCTCGGCACGCCGACGCCGCCCATGCAGCCGAGGATGCGAATGCCCGAGGCAGACTGGCCCGCTGTGAAGGGGTGTCGTCCGAGGCGGAACGCATCGCCGACAAGCGCAGGCGTGAAGCCCACCATCGTCGCGCCGGTGCCTGACTCTGCGCGCTTGACGTAGGCGTGAATCTTCCCGGCGCCGTCCCAGCTCACGACCAGCAAGAGCTGCTTGCCGACGTCGGCTGCGGCGATGACGATCACCGGCCCCGCGATGGGCGCGCCTACGCCGTTGTAGAGCACGCAGCCGAGCGTCGAGTTTGTGCCTGCGGAGTTCAGCGCCCAGCCGGTGCCGGCGCTGCCCTTGCCCATCAGCGTGCGCGTCTGCGAGGCGACTGCTTGCGACTCGACCACGAACGGCACGCCGAACCAGGCGCCTGCTACGTGGCCTGACACACCGTCAGTTGAGCCGTAGTAGTCCGTGTCCGTGAGCGCATTGGCGCCGTACAGGACTGGACTCGTCTCGTAGCTCCAAACGCGCTCGGTGCGTTGCGCGAGTGTCAGACCGGATCCCGAGCGCACCATGTCATCGTTGCCAGTGATGCGCTCCGCAGACCGCACGGGCAGTGCGCCTGCGACAGCTGCGATGTCTTGCTCGAAAACGTAGCGCTTGAGCGTGACGCCGGGAATCGTCGGGGGCGCCTGCGTGATGTCGGCAAAGTATGTGGTCAGGTCGCCAGCGCTGAGCACTGTGTTACCACCAACAGCGGCTTCGATGACGCCGCTGGTAAAGGGCTGGGCGCCGTAGAAGCTGCCTAGCGCGAACGAGATATTGGTGTTCGCAACAAACGACCCCTGCGGGATCGAAGTGATCTGCACGCCGTTGACCAGCAATTCGATATTGACGCCGGTGCAACGCAGCGCGACGCGCGTGCGCCTGTTGAGGTCTGCGCTCGTGATCGTGTAGTTGCCGGCCACGACACCGCCGGCTACCACGCGCAACGCTCCGCTGTTGACCTGCACCACATACCCACTGCTCGCGGCGCTGTTTGCGCAGTGTGCCACCACCTCGGCTACGCCAGAGGCGGGGACTCTTGTCCACCAGACGTCAAGCACGAGATGGTAGCCCGACGCAGCGCCTTGCACGCCGCCGCCTGGTGCAGTCTGCCAGACGTCAATCGCGCCGTATGGACCGACGCCGCGAATCGCATTTGCGTTTGTCTGCACTGCCACGCCGACACGCGTTAGGTGGTCGGTGCCCACGCGATCGAGCACGGTCGCTGGCACTGCATCGACGCCGCTTGCAAGAACGTCGGTGGAGATCTCCCACAGGTGCTGCGTCTTGGGTGTGGCGGGCAAGCGACCCGTCGCATCCCAATAGTTGAAAAGGTCGGTTACTTCGGCGAGCGCGAGAGAAACGCCGCTGCCTCCGCTGACGGCGAAAACAGACCCGTGCACAAAAGGCTGAGTCAGGCCGTTGATGCTGCCGATGCGCATCTCGGAACCCGCTGGCGCCGTGTAGCCGCTAATCGCGGAGTCCGCACCCGTCTGCACCGGCGGACCGTTCTGCTTGGCTCGGCACACGTAGAGATGGACGCCAGTTCCTGTGTTCTGTCCGATCAGCAGAATCGGGATTCCGATGTCTGGAGCAGTGACCGTATATCCAGCGCTCGAAACGCCACCTACTGAGCTGTGCGTGAAGAAGCGCAGCAGCGAGCCCGATTGATACATCTGCCAACCGTGACCACTCGCGTTGCAATACGAGACAATGTCCTGTGCACCCGTGGGCGCGACGTCGAACCGCATCGACACCACGATGAAGTGGCCAGCGGCGGACCCAAGAATGCCCGCGCCCACGGCAGCGCGCAGATCTGCAGTCGAGCTAAACCCCTGTGCGCCGAGCGTGCGGCGGCCGTCGACCGATGGGTCGATGATGCGCACCGTGGGACTGCCGACCTTGACGTACGCGTCCACGGGCGCGAGCGTCACAGTGTCTGAGAGCTGCGCGGGGCCGGTCTGTCCGTTGACCGCAGTGGTGCCTGCGAGCTCTGCGCGCACGCTCGCACGGCGCGTGATGGTCGCGCCCGTGAACGTCGTGGGGATGTCGCCGAGCGTGCGAACCGCATCGTAGAACGCCTGCCGCTGCGCGAGCGTGGGCGTGCCGCGATACGCGCACATGCCGAGCACCGTGCCGTTGTACCAGGCAGCTGCAGACTCCCCGCCAAAGCACAGACGACGCGTTGTCCACGGCCCGTATCCCGTCACAGCCAAGGTCTTGACCACCTCGCCGCGATGCATCTCGACGGCCATGTTTGTGCCGTCGTAATAGAAGCAATAGAGGACCAGCCTCCCCACGTCGGAGGCCGCCAACGGAACACTTACTGATCGTCCGGTGCCGCCGCCGTCGACCATCTGCGCGAAGTAAGAGGTGCCGCCAACATCGAGCGTGTAGCCGGCTCCGCCGTTCCACCCGCCGCCAAAGCGACTGCCTACCAACGGCGGATGCTGCATGAGGAAGACAGCGCCGAAGCCCGTAGCGACGCCAGCCTCGCCGCCGCCCACGGCAGTGATCATGGAGTTGGCTGCGGAGAAGTTGTTCAGCCCGACGATCTGCACGGGGCCTGACGGGGCGCCGCCACCGCCGAGCCCGCCGCCACTGCCGCCGGGGCCGCTGCGTCCTGCGCGCCGCATCGTCTCCGGGATGCGGCGGAAGCGCGCGCGCGTGCGGCGAGTGCTCACGGCTCAGCTCTCCGCGAGGTGGCAGCGCGCGACGCCAGCGACCGAGCCCTGCAGCGCGAACGTCTGCGCGTTCTTCGGGAACGGGATATCCTGCCACTGGTCTTTGACGATGCGCCCGCAGCCGCCTACGGGCGCGGTGAGCACAGCCGGACTACCCGCCTCGCCAGCGAGCGCCGCCTTGTCGCAGACGGCAAGCGTCGCGTCGGCGCTGATCACGTAGAAGACGTCGGCTGTCTCGGCCTGGATGCGGACCAGCGCGCCCTTCCAGGCGTCGGGCACCACGAAGGGCTTGCTCGCCGTCGTGACGGTGATGGGGTAGGGCTCGCCGCGCATGGCGCCGCGCAGGCACGCTGCTGCGTAGGGCGCTTGGTCTGGGCCGTACGACGCCTCTCGCGTCTGCGCAGTCGTGGGCATGGGGGCTCCTCGCGCGGGAGCATGCCCAAGAGGACTGCGAACCCGTAACAAGCCCCCGGCGCCGCGCGCAGGCGGTATCGCTCTTGTGACCCCCTCGGGCCTAGCGCGTCTCGAGCTCGCCGCGTATCCAGGCGGCGATGGGGTCGAGCCTGCTCGGCTTCATCGGCGGCGAGCGCTGCGTGTCAGGGTGCACGCCGCAGGGCGCGTCCGACTGAAAGACGCGCCAGAGCAGCGACCGGCTCGGGTCGCCCGGCGTTACGTAGGGCATGCCGTTGCAGCGCGAGGCGCGAAGGAGCACGTCCACGCCGAAGCCGGGGCTGAAGTCGATGACCGGCGGCTGGTGGTCGTCGTACGTGTGACAGTCCCAGCACGTCGACGCGAGCGTGCTGTCCCACAGCCGCTGATAAGACGCCTGCGTCAGCACGACAGGCGCGGGCGCGCTGCTGTCTGCGCTCGCGTCGCCTGCGCCCGCGTCGCCTGCGCTCACGCCCGCGTCGCTCGCGAGCGAGCCTGCGTCCGGCTCTCCGGCGTCTGGCTCGCTCGCCTGCTGCGCGTCGCTTGCTGCGTCGAGCGCGACAAGTTTGCTTGCGTCCGGCGCGTCTGTTCTGTTGCTGTTGCTGTTGCCGTTGTCGTTCGTCGCCGGGTCGTCTGCACATGCAGCCACGGCGAGAACGCACACCATCGTGAGCATGTTTCGCATGGCTCACGTTATCGGCAGATCGGCGAGGAAACTTTAGGGGACGTACGCTCTGGGGCGTGGCGCTACGGGACGTACCCGTACAGGCGCGAGTCGCACAGCCCGAGCTTGCCGCTGACCTCGACGGTCATGTTCACGTAGACCGGCAGCGCGTCTGTGTTGATTAGGACGAGCCGCGAGTGCAGGCCGCGCCCTGCGCCTGCGCGCGCGAACTCGAAGCGAATCGAGAGCGTCGGGTTGATCGCTTTTGTGTGCGCGGCCAGCTCGTACGGCCCCGTGTAGATCGACCACCCGATCGCCAATGCGATGTTGTCCGGCAGCGGCACGGCCGCGCCGAGTCGGATGTCAGAGTAGCTCGCGCGACCGTGCACGATGAGGTATCGATCGCGGAAGTCGACCTGGTCGTTCAGCCCAGGCGCGGTCTCTGCCAGCTTGTTGAAGTCGTCGACGGGGACGGTGGCGCCGGCAGGCACGACGATCGACACGACGCGCTTGCGCTGCCCGTAGATCTTCTGGCGCACCTCGTACGTGCCATTGTCGAGCGCGCCGAGGCGCTCGTGCACGCGCCACGAGACAGGGCGCGAGGGCGAGTGTCCCTCGGTGATGAGCCCGAGCGGGGGCGCTGTCGGCGCCGCCTTGGGCGCAGCGTCGCTGAGCAGGTAGCGCGGCGCGCCGCCCTGCTGGCCTTGCGCAAAGCAGCCGCAGTGCTGGGGCTGCTCGAGGTCGACGGTCTGCACCTGCGTCGCATGCACTGGCACGCTCGCCACGGAGACCGGACTGACGTCGCGCTCGGTCGCGATGACGAGCGCGATGCAGCTGGCAGCGCGCCGCAGCGTGCTTCCCACGGGCTTCATTCGGACGCACAGCGCGCCGGCAGGGTCGACGTAAAAGAAGATCGTCTGCTGGAATCCCACGCCCGGAAACTCGACAGGGTGCTCGTTGGCGCCGAGCGCGGCAGGCGGGGACGCTGCGCCCGGCCCGGTGTACCAGATGCGCCACGGCGCGCCGTCGGCGTTGTACATGCCGTCGCAGCTCGGCACCGGGAATGCGTCGTTCGGAATCGCGGCGTCCCCGGACGCGATGAAGCAGCTGGACACCAGCACCCAACGATTGCGCCAGTCCTCAGAGCTGTCGAGCACGGCCGTGTCCGGCACGCCATAGTCGGGCTGGTAGTAGAGCGGCCCGGTGTACAGGACGCGCCGCAGCGCGCCTGCAGAGACGCCCGCGAAGTTGCCAGGCGTGTTCTGGCTCGAGACGACCTGCGCCTTGTACAGCTCAGCCAGGTCGGCGCGCAGCACCGTGTCCGCGTCGAGCCAGGGCTGCGTGTCTGTCGTCGTGTTTCGCAGGAAGGTGGGCGTGACCTGGATCATCAGCGCCAGGTTGAGCGTGAGCGGGACCGCCATCGTGTTGGTGATGTTGTCAATCTCGAGCGACGTGCCGATCGCACCGACCGCGATGCCGAGCACGCCAGCGCCGTTACCCTGACCGTTTGTGCCGTTGTAGTTGCGGAGGTTCTGCCCGTAGTTCGTCTTGCCTGTCGTCGCGAACACGTGCTCGGCAGGAGAGCGAACCGTAGGGTCGTCGACGGAGTACTCTGAGACGCAGCCGGCCACGGTGATGAGCCGGTCGGTATAGTCGAGAGAGGTCTCGGTAAAGCTTGCGCCTGGGGCGAGCGTGATCTTCACGAAGATGGTGCGGCCCTGCTTGTCCTGGTTGACGGAGAAGCCGTGCGACTTCCAGCAGAGCATGGACTGCAGCTCGATCCACTGCTCGCGCGTGAGCGACCCGCCAGGCGGCACCTCGATCGGAGCGATGCGCGCCTTGTTCGTCGGCACGCTCACGACCGACGCCACCGCGATGCTCGCCGGGTCGAGCGCTGCGCCCCAGACAGCGTCTGCTGTCGAGATGGGGCCAGGCGTCGCGCGCGCAGGTAGCCCCCGCTCGAGGATGGGCCAGAGGTCACGACGCTTGAGCTCGGTGTTTGCTGCCGTCTCCCTGCGCCCCACCAGAAACGCGCTGAGCGGCGACGATGCGTGCGCCCTGAGCGCCGCAGCCTCGCTGCCCAGCGTCTGCCCAGTCAGGTTCGCAAGGTACGTCCCGAACGCGTTGGCCAGGCGTGCAGGCACGAGCTTGCTCGCGCCCTGGTGAAACGCGATGAGACGCGCCTGCCGCGTCGCGTCCGTGACGCTTGTGCCCTGCACCAGGTAGCGAACGCGCTCGTAGAGGTCGAGCGTCGCGACTGCGCTGGTCATAAACAGGCCCGCGGTCACGTTCTCGAGCGCCTGCGTCACCTTGTCGGCGATGTCCGCAACGGCGTCGAGCTCCGTGTAGCGCTTGGTGCCAGGCTCGTTGGCGAGGCCCGAGCCTTGTAGGCGGATGAGCAGCGCGCGATAGCCGGCGCGTGTGAGAACTCCGAGCTGCATGTTATCGCTCCGTGCGCATCAGGATGGTGCAGCCGGGCAGCAGCACGCCGCCCGCCTGGGTGAGCGTGACCGGGGCGCCGCCAAGAAACTCTGCGTCGACCACGCCCGGCACGGTCGAGACCGCTGCGCAGATGCCGGCCTCGTCGTCCGACACCGCCGGCGGCGGGAAGCGTATCTCGGGGCCTGTCGAGGCGACGCTCGGCGCGCGCGCCTCGTACGCCTGGTAGATGGCCTCGATGAGGCTGTCGGCGAGCGGCCCGCCTGGCGTGACGCGCGTGTCCGAGGTGCCGGGCGGGTAGGGCAGGGGCAGGTCGAGCCCCACGGTCAGACCGACCAGCGAGGTCACGCGACGCTGCACGATGTAGGGCCCGCTGCCGGTGCCGATGCCGGTCGTCGAGACGATGACGCGGTCGTTGACAGCGATGTCATCGACGGCGCTCAGCACGAGCGACTGGCTGCCGGTCGTGGTGACGGTGAGCCCAGGCTGCGACGGGTTGGCGAGCGTCCAGTCCGGCTCGTAGTTCTCGGCGACCGCGACGTTGAGCGTCGCGATTGCCGTGTCGACCTCCTCGTACACGCCCGCTGCGTGCAGCTTGTCGACGGGCGACAGGCGCGCCGCCACGTAGGCGATCACATCCGCACGCAGCGCAGGCCCGAGGTACTGCCCCTCGGCGAGGATGGGCAAGAGCGTGTAGGTGCTGATGCCGTGCGTCGCCGGGATGACGTAGCACTCGCGGATGCGTGCGCGCGGGTAGCTCAGCGCGATCTGGCGAATGTCCTCGATGGTGCCGGTGCCTGCGCGCACGCTGTCGAGCTCGTCGATGGCGGCCTGCTGCGCAGCGGGGGCCATGACGTCGGCGCCGCCGCGCGTGTAGAGGATGGTGGCCTCGCCGAGGATGGTGCCGACCGGGCCCACGATCGTGAGCACGTCCTTGGACTCTTTGTTCGCGCGCGCGCCTGCGAGCTTGGCGGTGATCGCGCCGACTGCGCCGAGCTCCTGGCTGAACTGGTCGAGCGTCTGCGGGTCGTCGTCGAGGTCGATGTACAGGTCGAACAGGTAGCGCTGCAGCGCGACTGACTGCTCTGTGTCCTCGAGCGCGCACAGCTCGCCCGTGCGCGCGAAGCGAAAGACCATGCCCGGGGCGACCGTCACAAAGCCTGCGCCCGCATGCCCCTGGTACAGCCGACGCCGCCCGCTGCGATGGCCTGCGCGTAGCACCAGCGTCGCGGTGGCGGAGGTCGTCGCGTTCGCGTCGAGCGTGTACTCGGTGCCGTCCGCGTGCCGCAACACCGTGCCAGCAGGCTGCACCTGAGAGCCCGTCGTCGAGCGCAGGATGACGCGCCCGGTCGCCTTGGTGGCGCCGACCGTCGTTGCCGGCAGGTCCGCGCCTACGCCGGCCTCGTAGGCGTACTGGCGCAGGTACTGCCCGAACGACTTGGCGCGGTCGAGCAGGCGCCAGGCGACCTTGCTCTGCGCCTGCACGCCCCAGGACAGCGCGCCAAGCACGCGCGCGTCGAGGTCCCAGGGCGAGCCTTCCTTGACGTCTACGCCGCGCCTGCGCGTGCGCAAGAGGTCGCGCGCCTGCTGGTCGAGCTCGTCACGCGAGTAGCTTGGCTGGTCTGGCATGCGCTCCCCTCAGAGGTACTTGACCAGGCAGCCCGAGAGCGCGCAGGTCTGAAAGAGCAAGGGGTCATAGTCGATGAGCTGCCCGTTGCCGTCTGCAGCGCGCAGCAGCACGTTGTCGACGCCCTCGACGGCCATCAGCGCTGCGCGCAGCTCGCTCGCGCGCACGCCCGATGCCCAGCGCCGACCCTCGGGCGGCCAGCGCGAGGCGCCCACGCCCGGCGCCAGCGTCGTGACGGTCGGCTGAAAGTATTTGGCGAAGCCCGGCCCGAACGGCGCTGCTGTGTACGAGCCCGGCCCGAGCTGGTCGTAGTACGCGTAGACCACGTCGAGCAGCTGCTGCGTCAGGCGACCGGCCGAGCCCCAGCGCAGCACCACCAGGTCCGAGCCGTCGAGCGCGCTCGCGCCCGGCCCGAGCGCCGTCACGTCCGCGATGGTCGCGTACTTCCCCTCGGCGTCGAGGTTGAGCACCTCCGTGACGACCGTCGCGTAGGCCAGGCGCCCGTCCGTCTGGCTGTGCCCGACCGTGACCCAGACGCGCTGCCCGGGCAGGATGTCCGTGTCGATCGGGTCGCCGTCGGCTGCGGCGTACAGGCGCGTTGCGCTTGCCACGTAGGGCGCGACCTCGACGACCGTGCCGCTGTCCGGGCCGTAGCCGTCGAGCGCTGTGACGATGACCTCGACCGCGTTGATGGCTTGCAGGAAGCTGACCGAGCTCGGCGCTGCGTAGCAGGGGCCGCGCCAGTCCCACTCGACCGAGCGCACGAGCACGTCGTCGAAGTAGCCGAGCTTGCTGCTGAGCCACGCTTGCACGCGCGCGGCCTGCGCGTCTCCGATGCGTCGCGTGTTGTTGCCCCAGCTCACGTAGCTCAGGTTCACGTCGGGGAAGGCGCTCGAGCGGATGCTACCGCTGCGCCCGATGCAGACGATGTCGACCGTGCCGCGGCCGCGCACGCCCCGGTACACGAGCGCGTCGTCGAGGTCGACGTCAGGGCACGCGAGCGCGAGCTCGCGCAGGTGTTGCGCATTGGCGAAGCTCGGCGGGTAGGCGATCGTGTCCTCGAGCGTGCGCACGACGCGCGCCGTGTCGCCGTCCATCGGGCCGACCGCTTCGCCCCCGCCGCTCGCCTCGAACAGGTAGTACGTGAGCAGGTGCGCCTCGTCGTCGAGGTGGCGGTGGCGAACCGTGGGCGCGTTGCCGAGGGCGCCCGGCGTCGTGCACTCGACCTCGACGACCACGTTCTTGGCGGTCTGCTCGATCCACTCGTTCGTGGTGCCCAGAAACGCGCTGTTGAGCGCGGCCAGCAGATCAACCGACTGGTCTTCGGTGTTGACCCGACGCACGCACGTCTCCCGGATCGCGGCGCCGTCGCTGGTCCGCACGCGCAGGATGTCGTGCCGAGAGATGAGCTTCACGCCGTCTGGGCCTGTTGGCCTGAGCTTGCGCGCGCTCGTGCCGACCCCGAATGCGATCTCGCCGAAGAGGTAAAACCCTACCTGGTTGACGTCCTGCAGCGTGCGATATGAGCGCGCCTGCCCGTCGCCGAACAGCTCGCCCGGAAACTCGACGACGTGCCCGGCCGGCAGGTTGATCGGGTCGCCGCCAGAATCCACGCCGAAGTAGATCGCCATCAGCCCGCGCGCAGGCGTCGCCTCGCGCTCGAACGTCACGCCGTACGTGTCGGCCAGATTGTCGCGTCGCTGCGCGTCTGCCGTCGCCGGGTCCAGCTGCTGGTAGGTGTGCTCGGCCGAGACCTGCGCGCCCTGCAGCATGCGCGCAGACGCGTTGAGCAACAAGTCCGTGTCGGTCCCAATCTCGGTGCCGATTCCGACGGCAGGCCCGCCGCGGACGATGGCCTTCGCATCCGAGATGAGCCGAGCAATCGTGTAGAAAGAGAGCGCCATCGTCAGACCCTCGCCGTGTACTTCGCGTACACCGTCGTCGTGCCACGGCGACCGGACACGGTGATGAAGATGAGGCCCGGCCACTTGGCGTCGAGCTCAGCGGTCGCCTTGAGGTCGCGCACCTCGTCCGAGAGGTGCTGCACGGCGAGCAGCGCGTAGCTCTCAGAGAGCCTGCGCCCGCGCTCGTCGGCGTGCTTGACCAGGTGCAGCATCGAGCCGAAGCGCGGGTGCGCCTGGCACGTGCCGCGCTTGGTGCCGAGCGCGAGCACCACCTTGCTGGTGAAGCCGTCGTCTTGTTTGTAGTCGCCGCCCTCGACCAGCCAGTCACGCGTGCGCGCGTCGATCCAGCGCCGAGGCTTGCTCAGCGCTGCGGGGCCTGAGCCTGCAGACGAGGTGCCGCCGTAGGGGGCAGGCAGGAAGTACGAGGCGGACGAGCTCATGGTTTCACACCTTCGGCTGCAGAATCTTGAGGTGCGTCAGATACGTGTCGGTCATCCCGGAGCCGCCGTTCGTGTGCTCGAAGGCGAACAGGAAGCATGGGCTCGCTGAGCACCGATTGCGCATCACCATGTCGCCTGTGAGGGTGATCTCCGAGACGTAGTTATCAGGCACAGTCAAAGAGCCTGTCCACGGCCCGAGCAACGGGTACCAGCGATCGGCGAGGAAGCGATAGACGCCTTGCACGTGGTCTGCTTGTACTGCGGTGCCAGCGCCGCCAGGGTTGCGCGTGTCCCCGTTCTCGTTGCTGGTCCACCATGACCCTGTTTGCTGCACACGCGAAACAGACATTTGCGTCTGATGCTCTGCGCGCAGGATGTCCGCGCTGTTTAGCGCAGCGTCCATGACGCCGCCGTAGTTGCCAGCCCCGTCAATCGATGCGGACAAAGACCTGTTGCTGCTGAAGCGCCACAGGATCGCTAGCGCTGCCTGCGGGTTGTACCCAGCAATCTGACTGAGCGGCATGAGCAGCGTCCGTTTGATGGGCGTAATCGATGGATAGCCTGATCGCCACGATGAGTAGTCGCCCGGGAAGTTCACGCCCTGCGGCCAGTACAAGCGCAGCCCGCTTCCGTTGATGACCTCTGTGCGAGCGCCCTGGCTGCCGAGACCGCCCTTGGCCCACCACGTCTTGCCGTCGATGACGTAGCTGCCCGCAGCCATGAGGGGCTGCGAGGGCTGGGCCGTGAGGTCGACCTCGTAGATCGCACCCATCAACTGGCCACCAGCAGGCGGCAGCGTCGGCTCGTCGACGTACAGCTGCGGGTTCGCCGGCCACTCCTGGTCGCGCACGATGCTGAACACGCCTGCGCTCGCTGTGCTGCGCCGATAGCCCGGCAGGAACGCTCCGTCGCGATACACCCGCTCTTCAGGGCGCACGGAGCCGAACCCGATGCTGATGGCGATCGGCGTCGTCGTGCACGAGAAGTCGAGCGGCTCGCTGGTCGAGACGAGCGTCTTACCGGAAGGGTCGATGAAACTTACAGACATGCTGCCTCCTCGGTCACAGCGACTTCACCACGGCGCTCGAGATGGCTGCCGCCGTCACAGGCACGGTGATCGCGCCCGGCGTGCCGGGGCTGCCGTGCGTGTGCCCGACGACGCACGCGTTGACGGCAGTCGCGACGAGCTCGGCGAGCGCGACGTGCATCGTCGCTGTGTCCGCGCCGAGCACGATGCCAAGCCCCGAGAGCAGCACCGTCCCGTCAGGGCGCAGCTTCAGGTACGCAGGCTTGCCCGGCCCGAGCGCGCGCAGCACCGTCTCGCCTGCCTCGACGGCAATCTGCCAGCGCACCTCGCGCTGCCCGATGACCACGCGCTCACCGGCCAGGTCGACGAACATGCGATCCGCTCCAGGCGGGCAGTTGCTCTGTAGCCCCGCGCTGCCGTAGACCTCGCACTCGTCGGCGGACTGGTCGTCGTCGTGCTCGCGCAGCGTCTCGGTGAGCCCGTTCTTGCCTGCGCGCACCAGCTCGCCGAACGAGATGAGCTCGCCGACGACCTCGCGCGTGTTGCCGCGATTGCCCATCAGATGTCTCCGCTGGTGGATAGGACGATGCTGCCGAGCGGAACGAGCTTGAGCGCTGTCCGCGGCGGCATGCTGGTCGAGCGCGTGAAGTCGCGCGCCGTCACGTAGAACGTCCCGCTGATACCGAGCACCTCGTCGTCGACGGTCGCTGTCGTGTCGGCCGCGAACATGAGCCCGCTCTGCGAGTGCCCCATCATCGTGTACGCGAGCACCTGCGCGCCCTGCCGGCTCTTGGCGAGCTCGTACTCGGCGCGGTGCTGCGCGTCGTCCTTGCTCTTGATGGAGTTGTCCTTGACGACGAGCGTCTTGGGATAGGGCACGTGCACTGCCTCGTTCGGCTTGGTCGACGCGTGCCCCTTGAACTTGGTGCGCGTCTTGTCTTTGCCCTTGGCGCGACCGTACACGACGACGTCGCTGTAGACGTTGCTGATGTCGAGCGACTCGGAGCCGCTGACCACGTTGTTCTCCGAGCCGTCCGAGATGCGCCGCACGATGCGGTAGCTCGGCGCCTGGTCATAGTGCAGCCCGCAGAACAGCAGCTTGCCGTCTGGGGTCATGCTCATGATCAAGCCGTTGCGCTTGGCGCTGCGGTCGAGGAACTCCCAGACGGTCTCGCCGGACTGCGGCCGCACGTCCTGCACCTTGAGCTGGTAGATCTTGAGCGAGCTCAGGCCGGCCGCGCCGCTGTACGGGATGCCCGTGTAATAGCCCTTGTACGAGACGACGGCTGCGCCCGGCGTGAACGGGCGAAGGTCGGTCTTCTCGTCCACGACGATGCTTGTGCCGCTGACTGCGTCGAACGTCTTGTACGCCTTCTGCGTGTAGATGCCGCCCACCGACGCAGCCACGAAGTCGTCAAACGTGATGGTGCCCTTCTCGATACTCGCTGCGATCTTCTCGCTCATCAGACGCGGCGGCACGCCTGCTGCGCGCGCCTTGCTCTGCAGGCGTGCGAGCTTGTCCTTGGTCACGCGCGCCTGGCGCAAGTCGCGGCTGCCGATGTGGTCGGCCGTGACCTCGATGCCCCACTGCTTGACGGCCTTACGCGCGACGCCGACGAGCGTATCGCCGCGCTCGTAGAGCTTGGGGTCGGCGGCGCTGTCGACCATCTTCGCGGCCAGGTCGCGCAGCTCGACCGAGAACTGCGTGCCGGAGTCGTAGTCGTTGTCGACGTTGCGCCGGTCGATGACGAACACACCCTGCAGCGACCGCTTGCCTGCCGACGTGATCCAAAGCTTCGCGGTCCGGCCAGGCGTGAACATGGCGCGTAGGCGCGTGAGGTTCTGCTTGAGCTCCTGCTGGCTGGTGACGCCGACGCCGATGCTCAGCCGGCACGCGTCAGCGGGCGTGAACAGGTCGTTCTGCGCGCTGTAGCTGGTCCAGCTGTCGACGACCTGGCCGTCGACCTCGAGCTCGGCCCAGTCCTCGCGCTGCTCGCTCATCGGCCGGTCCCGGTCGCGCGCTGCTCAGGCGTGCGCGCATCGCTCGCCACGCGCACCGTGCTGCCGCGCGGGTAGCTCAGCGGGTTACTGACCGGGTTGTTGAACACGACCTCGTCCGCGCGGCTTGCGTCGTCGTGGTAGTAGGTCGCGATGTCGAACGCGCTCATGTCGGCGAGCAGCACCGCCTCGACCAGCGCGCTCGTCGAGCCCTGGTCAGACGCGCTCGAGTCTGCCGCGTCCTCCGCAGCGCCGAGGAATCGAATCACGCTCTGAAACAGCGACCAGCGCTCGAGCTCCTCGGCTGCGCTGAAGTTGATGAACTTCTCCGCAGTCAAGTACAGGTCGTCGAGCAGCGCCGCAATCTCGTCCGCCGCGAGCGCGCCCGCGTCGAGCGTGTTTTGAAAGTCTGTCCACGCAGCGCCGAGCGAGACGTCGGGCTTGTCCTCTTGCGGCGCCGGGTCGAACTCGACCTGCTGGTCGACCTCCTGCGCGGCGAGCAGCGCCTTGGTGGCGCCGCCCTGCTTGCTCGGCGACAGGTTCGCGAGCAGGTCTTGGTCGAGCCCACGCTCCTCGAGGTGCAGCGTCATCAGCACGCCGTCCTGCTTGTCGGCAGGCGTGCTGATGTCGTAGTCGAGGATCGCAACCTGGAACGGCCCGAACTCCGGGTCGATGTACGAGACCTCGCCGCGCACGCTCTCGTCGGTCACGAGCGAGAGCAGGCGCAGATACACGTCCGGGTAGAGCGTCTCGGTCGGCCAGTCCATGCCGCGATAGAGCGGCACGGTGAGCGTCCAGGTGTAGATCTTGCGGCCCATGTCCTCGACGAGCTGCCCGCTGCGGTAGGGCAGCTGCGTGCTGGCCTTGCGCCGGCCGGTGCCGAGCTTCCTGTCCTGCACGGGGAACTCGACGTACTCGAGCGACGCCTGCTGAAGGTTCTCCTCCCAGTAGCTCATGGGGGCCCGCGCTTCCCGCCCGCCTGGGGCTTGTCTGCCTGCGCGCGTAGGCCCGTGTCGATCTTCTCGAGCACCGCGACGATCTGACGCGTGCCGCCGTTCTCGTTGGTGATGGTCGCGCCGATGCGGTCCTTGGCGCTGCCGCCGACGACTCCGCCCCCGGCAATCTGCTCGAGCACGCCTGCGAGCAAGTCGCTCAAACTCTGCTTGTCGTCGCGCGCCGCGCTCACGCCCTCGTTGAGCGCCATGCCTGCAGCCACGCCGGCGCCGAGCGCAAACAGCCCGCCCGCTGCCATGACAGCGCCGCCCGCCACGCCGCCCGCTGCGGCAGCGCCGCCGATCGCGCCCGTGGTCTTGAGCGAGTTGACGGCCATGCCAGCCAGCGAGCCGCCTGCGGTCTCCACGTCGGCGCCCGTCTTACCCCTCGACGCAAGCGCGAGCTTCGCCACGCTGCCCACGACGCCGGCCGCTGCGATGCTGTTGGCCCACAGGGCAAGCGTTCCGAATGCGCTCTCGAGCCGGCCGCTTGCTTCGAGCACGCGCAGCACCTGCTTGTTGTACTTGTCGAGGTTCTCCGTGACGTCTGCCTGCTGCTTGGCGGCCAGCTGCTGCATCTTGAAGAAGCCCTCTTGCGACAGCGACTCGAAGCCCGTGCTGACCGCGCTGCGCCCTGCCTCCTCGCTCACGCCTGCGATGCTCTTGAAGCCGACGCCGCCTGTCTTCTCGCGCTCGCGCGCAGCGACCAGCGCCTCGACTGCCTGTAGCGACCGCGTCTCGGTGAAGATTTTTTGCCGCGTCGCTGCGCTCTTGAACTTCTGGCTGTTGCCGAGCTGGTCGAGCAGCCGGCCCACGTCGACCTTGCCGCTCGAGTCAGCGACGTTGTTGATGCCGATGCCCTTGAGGCCATCGCGCACCTTGACGTCGTTGACGTCCGCGATGAAGCGCTCGAGCCGCGTCGAACTCTCCGCCGAGCCGAACTGTCCAGTCGCGATGCCCTGCGCCGTGCCTAAGAACTGCCGCACGCCAGCGATGCCAGTCTGCTTGGTGTTCTGCGCAAAGATGCCGGCGCCTGCCGCGAAGTCGCGCGCGAAGTCTTTGAGCTCGACCGAGCCCTTGTCCGCGCTCGCCTTCATGAGGTACGCGGCCCGGATGGCGTCCTCGCCCGTCAGGTTGAACGCCTGCTTCACCGAGCCGACCGCCTTGGCGAAGTCGCCTGTGTCCGCGTTGGCGACCTTCGCGATGGTGGCGATCTCTTTGAGGTTGTCCGCGAAAAACTTCAGGTCGTTGAACTGCCCGTGCCCGGTCTCGAGCACGCTCAGCAGCTCGCCCTGGTCTTTGCCGGTCGCCTTGCTCGCCTCGAGCACCTGACCCTGCGTCGCTTCGCGCTGCTCTGCCGTCATGCCTGCCGCGCTGGTCACGCCTACGAGCCGCTCGCGAAACTCGTTCGCAGACGTCACGCGCTCCTGCACGCTCTTGTATCCGCCGATCGAGCGCGCCGTCCCGACCGCTGCCATGCCGCCCGCTAGCGCGCCCGCAGCGACTGCGCCGACCGCGCCGCCGACGCGCCGGAACGTCTCGTCGCGGTCCTTCTTCTGCTTGGCGGCGGTCTTCTCCGCCTCCTTCTGCTGCTTGGCGGCCTCGCGCGCCGCTGCCTGCGTCACGCGCTCCTCTTGCCGGATGCGCTGGTCGGCGGACTTCTGCGCGAGCTTGGCCCAGTAGTCGGCCTGCTTCTGCGCGAGGCGCTCCTGCTCTTTCTCTGCGCGCGTCGCTGCGTCGGCTGCCGCCTGTGCTGCCTTGGCCTGCGCCTTGGCCTGCGCGGTGGCAGCCTTTTGCGTCGCAGCGGTGAGCTTCTCCTGCTCTTTGATGCGCTGCTGGTGATCGCGAATCGCCGCCTTGTTCGCGGCCTCAGACGCCTTGGCCTGCTCCTGCCCGGCCTTGTTCGCTTCGCGCGTCGCGCGCGTTACGCCCTGCGTTGCCTTGAGCGCCTCGGAGACGCCCCGCACAACAATCTTGGCAATCGCTTCGATTGTCACAGGTGCCCCGCCTCTCGTGCCGCTTTGCGCAGCTCAGTCAGGTAGACGCACTGCGTGACAGTTGCGTCTCGCGCAGCTTCAAGGCCAAAGAAAGCACGCAGCTCCGCGCCGTGTACAAGTCGTACAAACTCAAAATGCCCGCGGCGTTCTCGGATTTTCCCAACGTGTCTGCCAGCTCCTGCACCTGCTCGACCGGGCAAAACGCAAGCGGGTCCATCGACTGCGCGTGCAGCTGATAGAGCTCGTGCAGCGAGCGCACCGTCAGGTTGTCGAGCTGCGCAACCTCGCCGTGGTCGGCAAAGAAGTAGTGCCCCGCCTGCTCCGGGTCGAAGAACGCACGCGCGATAATCTCGCGCTGAATGAGCCGGTCGAGAAACTCCGGGTCCGCGATCAAGTTCGCCGACTTCTTCGAGCAGTAGTCGACCGCCTGCAGGCGCGCGCTATCGAGCTCGCTGTCCGTGAGCAGCTTGATGCCGACCTCGATGCCCGGCGCACCAGGGAAGGGGTACTTGCGCACCACGCTGCGCGGCCGCAGCGCAGCGGCGACAATCTCGTCGGAGAACTTCGCCATCAGCCGCCCAGGCTCTTGAGCATCTTGCCCTGAAAGCTCGCCGTCAGCAGCGTGGGCGAGTCGACTTGGTTTGACCAGCTCGACTCGGTGATGCGCCCCTCGGTCTGATGGCGTCGACCACCAGACATCGTGACGAGCTTGACGGTCGCCTTGCTGCGCACCGCCTCGACGAAGTCGGCCTCGTAGCCCTTGAGCGGGACGGCAGACTCGATCGACGCCTCGGTGATGCCAGGGCCGTCGCTAAAGCCCGTCGCGCCCTTGATCATGGTGACCACGAGGCTGTCCTGCGACTTGACGGTTACGCTGATCTTGGTGGCCTCTGCGAGCGTGCGCCCGTTGAGCTGGATGATGCCTTTGCCTTCGTACTTGTCCATGCGGAGACCTCTTGTCTTTCAGCCTCAGCCGACCTGGAGCACGCTCGTAGCGAACTGGTTTGCCCACTCGACGGCGTCGAGCAGCATGACGCCGTTGAAGCGGCCGGCGCTGACCGTCGACAGCTCCCAGATGATTTGATCCTTGAGGCGCTCGACCGAGCCGGACTCGAGCAGACCCTCGCTCTCCATGCCGGTCAGAATCTCGTACGCGAGGTCCTCGCACATCGATGGCGTGACCACGCCCGGTGCGCTCGGCTCGCCCTCGGGCGGGTCCTGCGACGCGTTGAACGTGCGGTACCGGTCCCAGAACTCAGTCTCGACGCGGTCTGCAGCCTCGTCGGTGATCGAGACCTTGAGCGTGTCCAGCACGCGGTAGTCGGCGTTGCCGAGCGTGTCGCGGCTGTGCGTGGTGATCGACCGGACGATGTACGCCGAGCCGTCGTCGGCGCTCGCTAGGGGCGTGATGCCGTTGTTGAGCGCCGCCTGCAGCTGCGACGAGTTCGGCCGGTCCGCGACGCGGTACTGCGCCTTGAGCCCGCCGACCGTCTCGCCGTTGAAGTTGTGCGCGCAGCTAGTCGACTCGCCCGCTGCGCGACGCGCGGCGAGACCCGCCGCCATCATCGAGCAGGGCAAGTCGGAGTTATACATCCAGCCGCACTGCCCGCGTCCGAAGTTGCGCCCCGTGACCACGCCTGTCGCGTTGGCGAGCGTGTCGAGGTTCGCCCAGACCATCTGCTTGCGATGGCCCACCTCGGGCTCGTCCTGCGCATCGACGTGCGTCTGAAACTTCGTGAGGTTGGTCGGGTCGCTGTACGGCGCGACCAGGTAGCGCCGCTGCACAGACGCGATGACGTCGAGCGCCGTCTGCGGGTCGTCTGACGTCGTGCCGAGCGTCAGGTAGCCGCCTACGGGCGGCGCGCAGAGCACGCCGATGCCGCCGCTTACGCGCGCGCGCACCGCGATGTAGTTGCCGCGCGGGCCCTTCTGACGCGCTGTGACCGTGAGCGTGCCGGCTGCGTTAGTCGCCGTGACAGGCCAGTCGCCCTTCGCGTTGATGGCTGCGATGGCGTTGTCGCCGATGATGGTCGGCGTGTCGGCTGCCGTGATCGGAAACTCGATCTCCTCGCCGAGCACGGTCACGTAGCCGGTGCCGTTCGCATTCGCGATGACCGAGAAGATAATCGTGCCGCTCGCTGCAGCGCCCGCCGACTCCGCGATGACGATGCACTTGAGCGTCACGCCGGCCCACGCAGCGATGGCCGCCTTGACCATCAGGTGCAGCTCCGAGCCTGCGCCGAACAGCGAGCGCGCGTCGTCCTCGGAGTAGACGTCGTACTCGGTGTTCGCGACCGCGGAGCCGATGGGCAGCTTGTTGCCGAACAGCTCGACGTGGCGCGTGCTGTCGCCTGTCGCGCGCAGGCCGACGCCGAGCCAGACCTTGGTGTAGACGCCGGGGCGCTTGTCGCCTGCCGCGAGAATGCTCTGCATGGGCATGACTCAGACCTCGCTCTCTGCAGCGGGCTGCTGCTCATCTTCAGGCTCGAAGCGCTCGAGCTCCTCGAGACGCGACTCAGTCTCGTCCTCGTCCTCGAGCTCGGGTGGTGGTGGATCGGACTGCACCGCAACCAGGTCGCCCACGTTGACCGCGCAGCGGTAGTAGAGCGTGTTCGGCACCTCGACAGGCGTGGGCACGCGCTTGAGCCCGCACACGGTGCCGATGACGTGGTCGGCCTCCGGGTCGTCCGCTGCACACTGCGTGTAGCCGACGTAGCCGTGGCCGCGCTCGACCGGCAGGACTGCGCCGTCCACGGCTTGCACCTTGATCGTGTCTGACATTAGAGGCTCCAGTCTGGGGGTCGCGGAAAGTCCTTGCCGGCAGGGTCCGCCTCGCCTGCGTCGGTCAGCACGCGCGCGATGACGTCGGGGTCCTGCGAGGTGTCTTCGTTGTCGGTGTAGAGCTGCGCGTCGAAGCTCAGCGCCGGGTAGAACGGCCCTTGGTCCTGGTCGTTCTCATCGCGCCAGATGACATCGACCTCGGCGACGAAGCCGGGGAAGGTCTGCTGTCCGTCCGGCGTGAACAGCTCGCGCTTGATCGCGGTCTGCCGAAGGATGCGCACCACGCCCGCGTCGAGCAGCACGTCCGCGCCGCCCTGATGCGCAGGGTGACTGCCGCGCACGAGCGTGCGGATGAGCGCGTGCCAGACGCGGTCGAGCAGCGGCCAGCGCACGTCGAGCATGTCGCGCCCGGTCGGCGGCGTGGCGTACGCGAACTGCAGCGTGCTGCCGTGGTCCAGGTAATACATCGTCGTCTGCACCGAGCGCGTACGAACGCGGTAGCAGTGCAGCGCAGGCAAGACGCCCGAGCCTTCCATGCCGAGCGTGAACGGCACCTTGCACGTCGTCTGCACCGCGGGCTCGAGCAGGTCAGGCGGCACGCCGGCTGCCGTCATCTCGGCAGTGATGTCCGCATTGATGGCGTCGTACAGCAGCGCCAGGATCGGCGTGATGAGCGGGTCGGGCAGGGAGTCGAGCGCGTTGTCCGCCACGAGCTACCTCCGCTCGAAGGGGAAGGTGCCGCCGCCGACGGTGCCGCCGCCGCCGCTTGCCGGCGTGAAGCGCCCGCGAATCGCGCCGAGGTACTCGCGCTCGTAGTTCTTGGCGAGCGTGTGGTTGCGGTCGTCCTCCGCTGCCATCGCTGCGAAGTAGATCTTGCTCAGCGCGCGGTAGCAGACAGCGAGCTTGAGCTCGACTGGGTTGGCGAGGTCAGTCTCGTGCAGGGGCGGAGAGCGCGAGGCCAGCGCGGCGAGCGCGTCAGCGAGCGCAGCCTGGCGGAAGACGTCGCGCGTCGGCTGGTCCTTGTTGATGCGGTTGAGCTCGGACAGACCGCCGACCTGGTTGGCGAGGTCCGTGTCGGTGCAGATGCTGTCGACGGCGAGCGCCATCAGACCACCTCGAAGCCGCAGTCTCGAAACGCGCGCGCCATGGCGCTCTCGAGGATCTCGCCGTCCTCGTCGTCGATGGCGTCGCGGATGAAGCGCTTTTCACGCACCCCAGTGCGCGTGCCGAACTCTTGCGCAAGACCGTACAGGTAGCCCTTGCCCATCGAGCGGCGCGTGTTGCCGCGCTTCTTTCGCAGCTTCGCCTCGCTCGTCGCGGCGAAACTCACGATGCCGACGAGATCGTCGCCCTCCTCCTGCACGCCGTCCGACTGGATGGAGTTGCGTAGCGCGCCCGTGCGATCGGTGAACGTCGTCGTCTGCTTCGCGCGCGCTGCGATGCTCTCGAGCGTCAGGTCCAGGCCCTGCTTCAAGCGCAGCGTCAACGCTCCCTCGAGCTGCGCGAACGCAGCGTGGAAGGAGTCGAAGTCGGCGACGTACGTGATCACGTCACTTGCCCTTCTTGCCCTTGAGCTTCTCGCTCCAGCTGGGCTTTGGCGGCGGCGGGATGGGCGCGCGCTCGCGAGCAGCAGGCGGCGGCTCCGGCTCGGGCAGCACGTTGTCGATGCCTGGCCGCGTCGGCAGCGTCGTGCCGATGGGAGGCGGCTCGGGCGGCAGTTCGTTGTCGATGCCGGGCTGTTCGCCCGGTAGCTCTTGCCCAGCCTCGGGGATGGCTGGCAGGTTGCCGCCCTCGGGCCGCTCGGGCAGCGTCGTGCCGAACGGCGGCAGCTCGTCCGGCAGCTCGGGACGCGGCAGCTCATTGCCGGGCCGCGGACCCTCGGGCAGCGTCACGCCGATGGGCGGACGGTCGGGCGGCAGCTCGTTGTCGATGCCGGGCTGCTCGCCGGGCAGTTCGTTGTCGACGCCAGGGCGCGTCGGAAGCGTCGTGCCCAGCGGCGGCAGCTCGTCAGGTAGCTCAGGGCGCGGCAGCGTGTTGTCGATGCCTGGCCCCTCTGGCAGCGTGCTGCCCAGCGGCGGCAGTCCAGGGCGCGGCAGCTCGTTGTCGATCGCCGGCCCCTCGGGCAGCGTGCTGCCGATGGGAGGGCGCTCGCCCGGTAGCTCGTGGTCGATGCCGGGCTGTTCACCTGGCAAGGCGTTGTCGACGCCGGGCGCAGTGGGCAGCGTGCCGCCGACGGGGCCTTCGCCTTCGCCGCCGCCATCCTCGCCCTCGCCTTCGCCCTCACCTTCGCCAGGGTCGGGCGGCTTAGGCGGCTTGCCGAGCTTGGTGCAGTCGCCGAGGTCGAGGCGCTCGCCGAAGGTGCGACGCGCGCCCTCGACCGGGTGCGCGCAGATGAACTTGCGCAGACAGCGCACGTCGACCTCGCGTGTCGCGACGCCGAGCTCGAAGAAGGTGCCGCCGTGCTCGCCCTGTAGCTCGTCGCTGAGCACGAACAGCCAGCGATCCGTGTACTGGGTCGCTGGCTCATACGGGACGTCGGTTAGCGAGAGTGCCATGGGCGTCGAGCTCCAGCTGCGCAGCCTGCGCAGCAGCGCAGGTTGTTCAGGTGGTCTTGATCTCGGAGGCGCGCGCGATGGCGTACTCGGTGCCGAGTGCGAGCGAGCCGTACCACTCGAGGCGCGTGCGGAACGCCGCCTTCGCCTCGAGCTGCCCGATGTCGTACATCTTCACGCCGCCGATCAGCGCGTCGAACGGCGTCAGGTTCGCAAGCGCCTGCTCGCTCTCCTGCTGCACGCCGAAGTACAGACCCTGCTCTGCAGCCAGAGATGCGATGTACAGCGACGACAGGTTCGTGCTCGCGCCCTTGGCCTCGTTGCTCGGCACGTCGTCGACCTGGAAGATCGGATAGCCGTTGTAGTGCGGCACCAGAATCTGCGAGGGCTGCCCGTTCATCCCGAGCACCGGAATCGCGAGCTGCTCGGGCATCATGCCGCCCGCTGCGCTGCGCGCGAGCGCCATGAACTTGCGCTTGAGCTTGCTGTTCATGAAGAAGCAGGCGTTGTCGCGCTCCTTGAGCTTCTCGAAGAGCAGCTGGTCCATGACGTCGAAGCTCAGCGCGTCACCGTCTACGCCGGTCGACGCGACGGTCTGCGTCGCGGGGCAGAGCTTCGGCAGACCGTCGAACTCGTGCGTGGTCGTCGCGAAGTTGACCGACACGACGCCGTCTGCAGTCGCGCTGGCGACCGTGATGTTGAGAACGATCTTCTTGTTGGGGTTGTCGGAGCTGAGCACGACGTTGGTCGAGTTCGCGGCGACAGCGACAGGCGCGCCGAACGTGCGGTCGCCGGGCGCGCGGTAGCTCCAGAGCGTGCCGGCGTGCGTGTACTTGATGTCACCCGGTCCGAACCGGAACGAGTCTGTGTGCGCGCTGGCGCTGACGAACACGAGCGCAGCAGCGGGCGACACGGCTGGGCGATCGAACGTTGCGCTCGTCACGTAGCCGCCGCCGAACATGCGGTCCTGCAGCTTCATGCCCAGCGCCTTGAGCTTCTGCTTGAGCTGGATGGCGCGCGGGTCGCCGTTCGGGTCGTTCTGGTTGAGCGTCGTGTTGAGCACGTCGACGTCGGTCTCGATGAGACGCAGCGGCACAGTCACGTCGTCGAACGTCGCGGACGACTCGACGGTGACGGGGTTGGCGGGATCGACGAACTCGATCGTGGGCAGCGCTTTCTCTCGAGCGTATGTCCACGCGGAGCCAGACTTCGGCACGAACTGCATTCGGCTGAAGAGCTCGTTCGTGACAGCGATGCCGAGGAACACGCCGCGAGTGAGTGGGTTTCGGGCGATCTTAGCCGCTTCGTACAGAGTAAAACTCAATGGAATACCCGCCTTTCAGATGCTCAGGTACACTGCAGGCAATGGATGCACCTGAGTCTGAGCGTTGGTTGCCAACTGTCGGTTTTGAGAAGTACGAAGTGAGCGACCAAGGTCGCGTGCGCAGCTGGCGAGACTTCCAGGGTGGCGTCCGGCGAGAGCCGCGCCTGCTGCGTCAGTATCCCGGTAACCAGTACGGGCACCTGGTTGTGTCGCTAAGCCTGAAATCAGGCGAGCAAAGTCGCCCCGTAGGCGTGCACTGCCTCGTACTGGAAGCGTTCGTCGGCGCGCGCCCTCCTGGCCTTCAGGCGTGCCACTTCCCTGACCGGGACCCGACGAACAACCGTCTCGAAAACCTTCGCTGGGGCACTGCTCAGGAGAACGCAGCAGACCGCGCTGCGCACGGCACCGAGTACCACGGGCAGAGGCATCACCGAGCGCGACTAACCGACGCTCACGTGATGCTGATGCGGTACCTGCACGTCGCGCACGAAGTCCACGAGAAGACGCTTGCTGGCTGGTTTCACGTCGACCACACGACAGCGCACCGCGTCGTGACGGGTCGGAAGTGGAAGCATCTGCCAATGTTGAAAGCGTCTGCAGGGTAGTCTCCCGTCACGAAGAGTTTTTGGCCTGCGCTTGTGCGCTGAGACCTGCGGAGAGCAGGCTGTCGATGTTGGGGTGCTGGTCGACGGTCTGCGGACTGCCATTGCCGCCGAGCGGCGAGCGCGGTGCGCCGCTGCCGCCGTCGCTACGGCCCGCGAAGTAGGGGTTGTCGGCGAGATACTGCTTGGCCGCCTCGGCGAGCTTCGCGAAGCTCTTGCCGCCGACCGCGACGCTCTTGGGCTCGAGGTTGTCGTCGAGCTCGATCTGCGCCTCGGACAGGAACGTGAGCGTCGCGGCCTTGCTCGCGCCCTTGGCAATGCCCGCGTCTGCAAGCGCGCTCGAGACCAGGTGGCGCTGCACGTAGCCCCGGTGCGCGTCTGCTGCCTTGGCTGCGACCTGCTCAGCGGCGGCAACCTTCGCGGCCCAGTCCGCCTCGAGCTGCTTGCGCTGTTCGGTCGACTTCTGCAGGTTGTGCTGCAGCTTCTCGAGCTCGGTCTTGCCCTTGAGCTTTTCCTGCTCGAGCTGCTCCTCGCGCGCTGCGTCCGCCTCAGCCAGCCGGGTCTTGATGCTGTCGAGCTCGCTCAGCGCTACGGTCGCCGCGTCCAGCTGCGTCTTGAGCTTGCCGACGCGCTCGCCGACGATCGCATTGACCTCCTCCTGCGAGAAGGTCTTGCCGCCGCCTGCGGGGTCGGGGTCTGGCGAGCGCAGCACGTCGCGCAGCGCAAACCAGGGCAGGGCGCCGCAGACGGTCGCGCTGCGGACGACAGGCTCGCGCATGCACAGCGGGTCGAACACCTCGCGCTGAAAGGCGCTGGCGGCGTACGCGTGGCTGCGGGCGTGCTTGATGGGCATGGGCATGGTGGCTCTCGTCTCCCCGGCTAGGCCGGTATCCCCGTTGAGAACACGCGCTCAGGCAGCTCACGGGTGAGAGCTGCAGCGCTGGCGCGGATGCTTTCACAGCACCGCACGGGCCCGTAACATTGCCCCCGGCGCGGGGGCGTTCTCTCGGATGAGACCCTCTGCGCAGCGACAGCTACGCGGGCCCCATCACTTCCTGTTTTGCCGTGCCGTTCGAGCACACGTCGCGCAGTACGCCCAGACGTCGACCGCGAGCTCGAGCGCCCAGAACAGCGCGACGGCCGGCCAGTAGCGCGACTCGACGTGCGCGTAGCCCCAGGCGATGAGCCCAGCCACGAGCAGGTCGAGCGCGAGCAGCGTCACGGGTCGGTCGCGGGCAGCGGTGGCGCGAGCGACAGCAGCGTGAAGCGCGCGCGCATGACGCCGTCCGGCCACAGCACCGGCTCCAGGAACATCTCGAGCGGGCGCACCCAGACCTGGCCGAGCTGGTGCGAGACGTAGACGGCGACGCGCTGCTCGCGGTCCTCGCTCAGGCGCGCGACCCAGAGCAGCGTGTAGGTGCCGCCTTTGTAGTGCCGGTAAGACATCATCGCGCGCCTGCCTTTCTGCTGCTGCGCTGCACCAGCGCGCTGACGCGTTTGATCTGCCCGGTCGGCTCGAGCACCGGCACGCCCTTTTCGAGCAGCGCGTGCCGCGTCGGGCCGAGGATGGCGCGCGCCTTGTCCGGGTTCTGCTTGAGCCAGCCTGTTGCGTCGGGCGACTCGTGGTCCTGCATGTCTGCAGGCACGCGACCTTCGTCTGCAGAGCGCGAGAAGTGACTGCGGTCGATGACTGCGTGCACGGTGCACAAGCAGTTATGTGCTACAACGCCGTCGACGACGTACGACTCATCGACGTCGACAGCGAAGTTGTGCACCGGGCCGTCGTAGGCGACGCGCTCGAGCACCGTCACAGTGGAGAGGTAGAAGTGCCCAGCAGCAGCGCAGGCGAACGCGTCCACAAGAGCGTGATCAACATCGACGACCTCGTGCGTGCGTACGTTGACGAGCAGCTTCCTGTGGGCGCGCTTATCAAGCGCTTCCGGCTCGACTACTACGACGTAGTCAAGATGCTGCGCTCGAGCGGCGTCGAGCTGCGCAGCAAAGCTGAGCAGATGAAGATCGCGCGAGCGCGAATGTCCGCCGACGCTATCGAGCGTTGCGCTGCAGCCGGACGCAGCAGGCGAGGGCGACCCGGCCCGACCCATCCGCGCGTCGATGCCATCTCGCAAGAGGTTGTCAGGCTCTACGTCGTGAAGCAGTTGAGCGTCTTGGAAGTAGCCGAGCGCGTCGGCGTCATGCGCGGGACCGTCGACCGCGTGCTGCAGCGCGCCGGCATCGTCAAGCGCACTGCATCCGAGCAGCAGGTCGTCACTGGCGCACGTCGCTCGCCCGCCCAGCGCAAGGCTATGGCTGCTGCTGCGCATGCTGCTGTGCGCGGCTCCACCCAGCCGTTCGCGTCGCTGTTCGCTCGAGCCCACACCAAAGAGCGCCGCGCTGTGCCGACTGCTCACGAGGCGCGCGTGCTCGCTGCCCTCGCTGAGGACGGGTACCTGCCTGTCGCGCAGCTGGCCGTCGGCAAGTACAACGTCGACGCTGGTCTGCGCGAGCTTCTGCTCGCTGTCGAGGTCGACCCTGGCGACTGGCATCGCGGCGGGCGCAAGCGCATCGCTGACCTCGCCAAAGAGCGCTACCTCGCTGCGGTCGGCTGGCGCGTGCTGCGCGTCGACCCGAGTAAAGACCCGGTCGCCTGGCTGAAGCTGCTCCGCAGTCTGCCAGCCCCGAGTCGTAAGCACAGGATGCTCTGGCGTCGCTACCAGGCGCTTGTCGCCGATGGTCGCTACGACGAGCTCGCCGCGCCATGGGACCGCGCTGAGACGCAGCACGCGACGTAGCGCGCCCGAGTGCGTGCGTACGAGCATGCCCGGCACGACGCGCTCGATCGGCACGTTGCCCTCGCTGGTCTCCACGAGGCAGCCTGGCGGGCAGCAGTTCGGGTGAGGCAGCTTCGGGACGTGCGCGGCCGGGTAGCGCCCTGGCCCGAGGCCGTACGCGTTCTGGTTGGCGAGAATGTCGCAGACGTCCTCGCGCGAGCCGCCGTGCAGCGCAGACGCGTGCCGGTTGCTCAGCGTCCACTGGAAGCACACCACGCCGGCCTTGTCAGCCATCTGCTTGACGTAGCTCTGACGCATCGCCTCGACCGTCTCGGAGCGCGCGATGCGGTTGGCCTGGTACGCCAGCTTCTCTTTGACGTAGCGCTTCACGACGCCGTCGAGCTGCTTCTCGCTCGCCGTCTGCACGTCCGCGACGAACTTCTTCGTGGCGCTCTTGAGGCTGTACTTGCTCGCGAGGAACGTGCCGTCAGTCTGCACCTCGCCGAGCTGGGCGATGCGCTTGGTGTAGCTCTTGGCGATGTCGCGCACTGCGCCCTTGTCGCCTGCGCGTGCGGCGGCCTCGAGCTCCTGCAGGTACTTGGGCAGCTCGACGCTGCGCGGGTCGATGCGCTCGATCTTGCGCGCTGCGCCGAGGATGCCGCGTTGTTGCTTGATGCCGCGCTGCACCTCCTGCGCCATGCCCTGCGAGACCTCGCGGTCGACGCGTCGCATGCGCTTGGTGAGCCCGACCTTGTCGACGGTGATGCGGCCGGCAATGCGGTCTGCTGCCTCCGCCATCGCGCCCGCTGTCTCGCGTACCTGCGAGTCGACCACGTCCTCGCCGAGCACTGCGCGAAACGTCCGCTTGCCGACTGCGGGGCCTGCGTCTGCGCCCTCGCGGATGTTGGTGCGTACGATGCGCACGCGCTTCGGGAAGGTCTTGGCGAACTCGGCGTCAAACAGCTGCTCGAGCTGCGCGGTCGTGCGGCGCGTCTTGGTCGCCTCGCGCAGCTTCGCGATGACGTCGGTCGCCAGCTGCGAGTGCGCGGCCTCGAGCTCGAGCTCGCCGCGACGGATAGCGCCGAGCAGCTTCTGCAGCTCTGCGCGGTAGAGCGCGAGGGCTTTGTCAGCCATGGGCTGCCCCAGGCTCCGAGCAGGCCGGGATGCCGAGCCTGTTTCGATGGTGCGCGATCGTAGACTTGTGAACGCCTACTAGCCGAGCGAGTGCAGCGTCGCGCATCTTTCCAAGTCGCGAGTCGCCCGCCCACGGATCCATGCGCTGTGACTGGTACGACGGTATGCCGAGCCTCTGCCGTGCGAGCAGCACCGTGTGCAGCGAGACGCCGAGCGCTGTCGCAAGGTCGCCGTCTCGCACCTTCCCAAGCCGCGTCTCGCGCGCCCATTCTTCGTCGCTGCGCACGCGCCGCAGACCAACAGGCGGAATGCCACGCGCTTCTCTTGCGCCGCGCACAGCCTGGTAGCGGACGCCAAGCAGCTTTGCGAGTCGCACGTCGGGCATTCGACCAAGCCTGGACTCTCGATCCCAGTCAACGCCGCACGTTGTCGCAACGGTCCGCGTGCAGCTCTCGCGCAGCGCAGGGCTGAACTCCACAAGCTCGAGCCCCAGCACGCCCTTGGGCTCGCCCCGCACAACGGGCACGCGCGGCGCCCCCGTCTCGCTGATCGGCCTGCCAGCAAGCGAGTACGCACGATCTGCCGTAGGCTCTCCGTGCAGGTAGCTCGCGCCTGCGAGGTCGATGAGCAGCGCGGACGTCTTGCCTGGTGCTGCGCGCAGACTGCGCCCGACGATCTGCACGTATGTCCCGGCGTGCTCGCAGGCGCGCGCCAGGATGATGGTCTCGACGCACGGCAGGTCGACGCCCTCGGTCAGCACGAAGACGTTAATCAGCGCGCGCGTCTTGCCCGCGCGCAGCCTTGCGAATGCGGCCTCGCGCTGCTCGCGCGTCGTGCTTGCAACGATGAGCTCGGCAGGGATGCCTGCGGCAGCGAACGCTGCGAGACTCGCGCGCGCGGCCTTTACGTCGCGCTCGAACACCAGAGCGGCAGTGCCGTTGGCGTAGCGCTGGTACGCGTCAACCGAGTGCAGCGCGAGCGCGCCGTCGAGCGGGTAGGGCGTGGTCAGCACGCGACACGGCACGATGTGCCCAGCCTCGAGCAGCGCGCTGTACGAGACCACGTCGACGAGCGTCTCGAACACGTCGCCCATCGCCTTGCCGTCGCTGCGCTGCGGCGTTGCTGTGAATCCGACCATGCGCGCTCGCCTGCCGGCGCGCTCGAGCACCGCGCGCCATTCGGACGCAAGGTAGTGGTGCGTCTCGTCTATCACGACTAGGTCGAACACCTTGCGCTTGGCGCGCGCGAGCGCTTGCACGGTGGCGACTGTCACGTCGCGCATGGGGCAGGACGCTACGACGAGACGTCCTCCGATGTCGGTTACGATCTCACCCCGGTGCACGACAAACAGCACGCGCTCGCCGCGCTTCGCAGCGGCGGTGATCATGGCGGTCGCCATCGTGCCCTTGCCGGCGCCTGTCGGCGCGACAGCGAGCACGCGCTTGGTGCCGCGTGCGAACGCTGCCTCGACCTTCTCGATGCCCTTGCGCTGGTAGGGGCGCAGTCTCATCGCCTCGCCGCCTTCTCATGCTCGTACCGCGACCCGTCGCCGCCCTCCTGCCCCTCCCAGAGCAGACGCGGCACAGCGTCCTGGTCGAGCCTGTGCAAGAGGTGCAGGCAGTACGGGTGCACGTTGAGCCAGTGCCTGCGCGGCGGCAGCTGCTGCAGGAAGTACAGCTCCTCGTAGCCGAGCGCGTCGCGCGTCGAGACCAGGTCGCCCCAGGTCGGCAGGCGCCGCGCGCGCGACACGCTCAGGTGCAGCCAGTTGCCGGCGCCGAGGTCGTCCGCCAGGTCGAGCGTGACGATGGCGCGCAGCCCGTCGCGCTGCGGCTGCAGGTACGTGCCGAGCCCGACCACGTACGGCTGCGCCACGACCTCGGGGTGCGTCTCGATGCGCGTCCAGCGCGTGCGCGGCTGCAGCGCGGCGAGCCGGTCGGTGGTGAGCTGCCCGCTGAGCAGCGCGTGGTCGAGCTGGTCGAAGTCGGCGTCTACGGTGTCATTCATGGGCTTCCCTTTGCGCCTGCTGCAAGAGCACGCTCGCCTCGTCCGCGTCGGCGAACTGGACGAACGAGAACGGCCTGTCGACGTCGCGCCGCTGCAGCACGATGAGCGGCTTACGCGGCTGCTTGCGCACGGCTGCGCACGAGACCGCAACACTCGCGAACGACGCAGGCGTGACCTCGACCGGACACGTGCCGTCGTCTGCCTCGAGCATGACGGTGAAGGTCGTGTCGAAGCTGTCGCACGCGACGACCATCGACATGCCGAGGAACGTCGCGACGAGCAGCCGCGCGTTGTCGAAACCGGCCGGATAGTCGCCCATGCTGATCGTCCAGGACTGGCTCATGGCTCAGGCTCCTCGCGCGGCAGCCCGAGTGAGAACTCGACGTGCAGCGCCACGAAGGGAATCAGGCAGAGGTACACGTGCAGGTGTCGCGGGTGCACCAGGCGCTCGATGCGCGTGCCGCTCGGCAGGCGTCGCTCGACGATGACGAGCTGGTCGACGACGGGGCGGTCATCCCAGGACACGCCGACCCATGCATGCCGCAGGTCGAACTCGAGGCGTATGCGGGCGAGCTTCATCGGTGGCCTCGTTCCTCGACGTCGCGGTGCAGCGCGTCGGCGTCGTTCAGCAGCTGGTCGAACAGCGGCAGGCTCGCCAGGAAAGCGACGACGAGCGCCAGCATCATGAATGCGCAGCCTACGCGCACGACTTGGTCTTCGTGGTCGTGTCTCATCGGCAGACATCCTCAGCGACGCCGATAGGCTGGCCGCTTTTTAGGTTGCGTTCGATGCACGCGCGACGGTCGCGCCGGGCGAGCCAGGGCAGCCCAACGACGATCGCCCCGAACCACAGCGCGAGCACGACGACCCACGTCGCGACGGTCATCTGGCCGACCTGCTGCTTGGTCAGCGTCACAGCGCCTCCTGCAGGAGCAGCAGCAGCACCGCGTACGCCTCGCGCCAGTCCTTGGCTTCGCCTGGGTGCTCCTCCTGCCCGGTCTGCTCGTTGTAGAGCCACTCGGCGTAGTCGCTGCGCAGCGTGGTAGCGATCGCCTTGAAGCCTGGCATCGCGCGCAGCACGTCGAGCTGCTGCGCCAGCTGCACGAGCGCGAGCAGGTCGCCGCCGTGCACGCTCACGTTGAACCACGCCTCGGGCACCGTCGACGAGCGCGACGCGAGCGCCTTGTCCTCGAGCTCGATAAGCCTGCCGTCCGTGAGCGTCACGCTGCCTCCCGCTGCTGCTTGTCGTCCTGGGGCGGGGGCGGCGGCTCGCCGTCGTCCGGCTCGGCTGCGCCCTCCGTGAGCGCAGCGGTGGCGGCTTCCTTGTCCTTCTGCGCCTGGTCGATCTCCTGCTCGATCTCGCCGTCGATGGTCAGCTTGGTGTCGCTGGCGAGGCCGGGCAGCAGCTTCTGAACGAGGCGCTGCAGCATCTCGACCTTGGCCTGCCGCCCGATGTTGAGCGACAGCGCCTGCGTGACCTGCTCGAGCTCGTCGCCGAGCGCTGCGTCCGCGTAGCTCTCGTGCGCCGTGCACTCGATGGCCTGCAGCGCTTCCTCTGCGACGCCAAGACCGCGCCCCACCAGGATGAGCGTATCGCGGTCTGCACGCGCCAGCGCCTGCGCCAAGCTCACGATAGCGACGTTCGTCTTCTCGAACTCGACTTCCTTGCTCTGCGCGCTCGTGTTGACGCCGCTGGCCTTGGCGTACTCGACGCCGCTGATGCGGTAGATCTCGATGATGGTGGCGACGATGCGCGCCTCGAGCGTCGCGGCGATGCTCGCCGGCGGCGCGAGGTAGAACGGCACCACCTTGGCCTGGTCGCTGATGACGAGCCCGGTCGAGACGCCGCCCGTGCCCGTGTTGTTCGCAGCAGGCGCAGCGCCTGGCCAGACGAGCTGCGCAAACACCTGACAGCGAATGTGCTCGTCCATCTCGCTGATGAGGTTGAACAGACGCCGGCACTCGAGCGCGATGTTGGCGTTGACGCTCTTGGCTTTGACGCTGTCCTCGACGCTCGTGTCCGCACGCCACGAGACGATAGGCACCGCGCCGAAGTTGTGCGCGCCATGCGTCGGCGCGCCGACGAGCTCGCCCGAGACCTCGTAGACGGTCCAGTCGGTGCGCGTCCAGACCGTGTAGCGCGTGACCCGCTCCGCGTCCTGGTCCCACGAAGCCTTGCGCGTGAACGTCACGCCGAGCTTGGCCCAGACGAACGCGCCGTCGTCGTCGAGCTCGTAGTCGAACAGGTGACAGGGCAGGTTGAGCACGACGTACGGCTCGAGCTTGCCCGTCTGCTCGACGGTGAGCGCCTCGCGCGGCGAGCTCGGCAGGTCGACCAGCATCGGAAACCAGCCGAGCACCGCCGTGACGAGCGCGCGCCTGCGCAGGTCTTTGTCGTAGCCGGTGCGGTCGATCCACTCGAGCAGCTCGGGCGGCACGTTGTTTCGCTTGTGGGGCTTGCGCGCGATGTAGCCGACCTTGATCGCGGTCGTCGGCTCGACGTAGTTGAGGTAGTGCGCGACGTCGACGCGCCGCTGGTACTTGATCGAGTCTTCTGCGTTGAAGCGGTCGAGGTAGCTGTGCGCGACGTCGACCACGCTTTTGCTGAGCGTGGCGAACTTGCTGTACGTCTGCGTGACGATGCCCCAGAAGCCCGCGGCGTCCTGCTTGATGCGGCCGAGGTAGCCGCCCGCGCCCGTGTAGCTGTCGAGCAAGAACTTGTGCCACTCGAGCTCGAGCGCGTAGCCGTCGCGCTTGGCCTCGAGAGCGTCTTTGGTGGATGCGTAGGGCATGGCGGTGGTCTCCTAAAGTCCGGGCACGTAGAAGGGCGTGGGCGTGACGCTCGTGGTCAGGTCGAGAAAGGCGCGGCTGGTCGCGTCGACTTGGTCTTTTTTGGCGCCGTCAGGAAACGCCTCGAGCTCGTTCAGGTAGCTCTCGTTCCAGTCGCCGCGCAGCACTTTCACATTGCCGCCCTCGGCCTGCGCGCTGACGGGCTTGGCGTAGGTCAGCTTGTTCTCGGACGCGACAGCGATGCGCACGTCCCAGCCAGCAAGCTCGCGCAGGAAGCGCTGCGCCTCGCTCTTGCCGGCGCCGCCAGGGTCCTGCCACATCGCCTGGCGGCACTCGCGCCCGTCGTCGCGCGTCGTCCTGTGCACGAGCTGCTCGACGGCGTAGGGGCGGTCGCGCAGGCTCTTGACGTCCTGCACGACGAACAGGCCGCTCGCGTGCCGGCTCATCTTGACGCCGCGCGTCCAGTCGGGCTCTTTGTTGTCGGTGCTCGGCTGCGTCGCCGCAAGGTCCCATCCGCGACTCGTCGCGATGACGTCGTGCGGCACGCGGTCGACAATCTCGAACCACACGCGCTTGAACACCGTGCCGGCAGCAGGGCGGATCTTCCAGTTGCCGCCGAGCAGACGCATACGCTCGACCAGCGACAATGCCATGAGCTTGGTCTCGTAGTCGGGGTCGCCGCGCGGGTTGTCGGCCAGCATCGCCGGGATGAAGCGGAAGCTTTGCGGGCGCGTCGAGCGCGGACGGTTGAGCACGTGCTGGGCGCGGTCGCGCACCTCGTCTGCCGTGTCGCCCCAGATGAGCGCGTCGCCGTCGCGCACGAAGTAGCGCTTGACGCCTGCGCGCTCGCGGATGGCATAGCCGTCCTCGCCGATCCACCACTTGACCATCTTGGCGACCCAGCTGTCTGGGTCCGGGTTACAGGTCAGAAAGCAGCGCGGTCGCATGCCGCACGTCGAGCGCAGGCGCGAGTACATGAACCAGAACTGCGTCTCTTCCATCAGGGTCGCTTCCTCGAAAGCGAACTCTGTGAACTGCGCGCCTGCGTAGTCGATGACGTCCTTGGCGTGCTGCAGACCGCGCAGCTGGATGAGCGAGCGCGTCTCGGGGAAGCGCCACTCGTGCGTGCTGAGGTTCGGGCGAGCAGACCACATGGGGTACATGCTCATCGACTCTTCCCAGATGCCGCCGCCCATCGTGACCTGCGGCATCTCGCGCCGGAAGATCGCGCCGTAGTATTTCTCGTAGCGCGCAGCGTGCAGACCGAAGCGGAACAGCGTGGAAAAACTTTTGCCACCACCTGCGGCCCCGCCGAACAAGGTGACGTCTGCAGACGAGCGCACGGCCTCAGTCTGCGGCCCTGGGTTGAGCCTGACGTGCACCTCCTCGACTGCGGCATCGCTCGTCACGTGTCCTGCTCCTCCGGCTCGTCCTCGGGCACATGCACGACGTAGCGAATGCCCGCCGTGATGGGCCCGCCGTTCGGCCCGCTCAACTCGACGCGCTGCTTGTCGTTGTACAGGTCAGGCCGGTGCGCCTTGAGCTGCTTGAAGATCGCCTCGATGTTGCCTGCCTTCGCGGCGCGCATCGCGTAGAGCGTGAGCGTCGTGTTGCGCTGCGACGCTGCCTGCTCGACGCGTTCCCAGAGCGAGGCGAATGGCTCGACGCCTTCCTTGGCGTCCGCCTGCCACCGGAAAAAGGTCCTGCGCGAGACGCCCTCGACACCGAATGCGTCGAGCTCGTCGATGCCCCCTTTGATGAGGTGACAGACGCGCGCGTCGAGTTCTTCGCTGTAGATACTGGGTCTGCCCATGGTGGTGCTGCTGCTTGTGGGTATTGGCATTGCGAGAGTGCAGCGGCGTCATAAGGCGCACGCCGCGACGTGAACTTGTGCCGTTAGTGCGGCGCGCGCTTCTGCGCGGCGATGCCGGTCGAACAGCTCGAACATGCCGAGCAGGTAGTCCTCTGGCTCGAGCGCAATGCCGAGCTCGAGCTCGAGCGCGCTGAGCGGAAACTGCGCGAGGATGGCCGCGAAGCCGATGCGCAGCTTCTCGAGCGCCTCGCCCTCCAGGTGGCTCACGCGCACGCGCGAGATGCCCATCGCGGCTGCGACCTGCTCTTGCGTCAGGCCGCCCGGGTGCACGCTCGTCACAAACCACGCAGCGTCGTCGTCGGTCCACGGCGTGAGCTCCCAGCTGAGCGCGCCTGGGTGCCCGTCCGGGATGCACTGCCGGCGCGCCCTGCCGCGCGCTGCGACTGCGCGCACGATCGTCAGCTGCTCGCGCGAGACGCGGAGCTTGCGCGAGCGTGGGCGACGTCGAGGCGCGGGGCAGGCTGCCATCATGGCGAGACTCGCCGGCGGTAGTCACGTGCGCGCTTGCGCGCCCTGCGCTTGGTGCCCTTCCTGGCTTGGTCAGCGAGGCGGCGCTGCTTGGCGTTGTACTCGCGCAGCGCAAGCGCCTCCGCGCGCAGCTGCTCGCGCTCTTCAGGAGAGTGGGAGTGCTGCGCGTCGCTCACTGGCTGAGCTCCTGCTGGGCGCGGGCGAGCTCGATCATGCGCCCGATAAGGTCGAGCTCCTGCTCGCTGACGCGCAGCTCGCGCTGGGCAGCCGCAAGCTCTGCCTCGCGCGACTCGACGCGCGACTTGCACGTGTCGACCACGTTTTGCTTGCTCTGGTAGCGCAGCTGCAGACGCTCGAGCTCCGTGCGTCGGTGCACGCGCTTTTTCTCGGGGGCCGCGTCGTCGGGGACTGCAGCGACCTCGTACGGGATGGGCTCGTCGGGGCTAGTCGCGTCGTCGAATGCTTGCGTGTCTGGCATGGGCTGCGGTTCCTTTCCGTTGCTGTGCTGGTGGCGTCGTCGCTGCGGCTTACTGCAGACCG